CGCACATTTGCTCAAAAGAATTAGAAGAACTAAAGGGTAGTCCTTCGATTCTCATTTGCCCTGTTCCTGTGTGTGCGCTCCAGTTCAAGTACAAAGCAAACATCACTACGTCGCCAATTTTGGTGTAAAACCCAGACTGGTTGCTGTAAGTGCCAGTGCCTGATGTTGTTGCGCCAACGAGTGTCGGGGTAAAAGTTCCTTCTTCGTAGTCATCTAGCGTATTGGCATTAGTTGCGGCAACTGCTGTTGCTGGGAATGTGATACCTGAACTTAGCTGTAGGATCCCGCCATTGGCGTCGGTGCTGGTAACACCAATGCGAACCGTGGAGTCCAGCGTGGAGACACCTGTGACATCCAGCGTGCCAGGGATGTCTACGTTGCTGGTCCACTCGACCCCAGTACCAGCGGCGTCGGTCTGGAGTAGTTGACGAGCAGCACCATTGGCTAGCTTGCTGACCGCGATTTCAGCGGTGGCACTAATGTCGCCGTCAACGATGGTGCCGTCAGCAATCTTGTCGCTGGTGACAACGCCGCTGTCGATGGTCCAAGTGGCGCCACTGCCTGAAACCGTGATGTCGCCCTTGTCGCCATCAGTAATGCCCGGTCCTGTAGCTCCTGTTGCGCCAACCGGACCAGTGGCCCCCGTTACACCCGTAGCACCAGTGGGGCCGGTGGCGCCCTGAGGACCGGTGGGGCCGGTAGTACCTGCGACACCTGTAGCTCCTGTGACTCCGGTAACGCCTTCAACACCTGTTGCACCAGTAGAGCCAATCGGTCCAGTGGGACCTGTGACGCCGGTTGCTCCTGTCGGACCGTCTGTACCGGCAACGCCGGTTGCGCCAGTGGGGCCAGTCGCTCCGGTAGTGCCAACAGCGCCTGTTGCTCCGGTGACTCCTGTAGGGCCCTCAACTCCAGTTGCCCCCGTGGCGCCGGACACGCCGATTGCTCCTGTTGCTCCTGTTGCGCCGTCAAGTCCGGCGACCCCTGTTGCACCTGTTGGGCCGTCAACCCCAGTGGGGCCCTGGGGACCAGTGGCGCCGGTAATACCAATAGGTCCCGTTGCTCCAGTCGGGCCACTGGGTCCGATGGGGCCTGTCTCTCCAGTGGGGCCTGTGACACCAGTAGGCCCTTGGATACCTGTGGCGCCGGTAACACCGATAGGACCCGTCTCTCCTACCGGTCCTGTTTCTCCGGTGGGACCAGTGGCGCCTGACACCCCAATAACGCCTGTTGCACCCGTGGCACCGTCAAGTCCGGCTGCACCTGTCGCTCCGGTGGCTCCCTGTACACCAGTGGCACCGCTGACGCCAATCGAGCCAGTGGCGCCTTGTGAGCCGGTTGCACCAGTAATGCCGATGGGACCAGTCGGCCCGGTGGCGCCCGTGGTTCCTTCGGCACCTACGGGACCGGTAGGACCGGTCACGCCTGTAGGACCTGTGAGGCCCTGAACGCCGGTAGCGCCCTGGATGCCACTTGCACCCGTTGGACCTGTGACGCCAACTGGCCCCGTGGCGCCTGTTGGACCACTTATGCCTGTTGGGCCAACGGAGCCAGTCGCGCCGGTAATACCAATTGGTCCAGTTGGACCTTGAACGCCGGTTGGTCCAGTAGCACCAACCTGCAGATACATGACCTGCGCAACATTGACAATAACGCTGGGCGCCTGTGGGTGCGTGCCATTTGCTGGGATGGTGTCAAGAATTACACCTAAATTATCGGCTATCCAATAGATTTCTACATAATCGTTATCAGCTACTGTTAGCTGATATTCGATTGTAAAACAATCATGGTAAACAACGCTAGCCGATTTGCGTAACTGTAAATCAATCCTGGTATTGCTGTCATCTATAGTTGCACCGTTTTTCTTAAAAAAGAAGTTAGCCTCACTAATTTGATTGCTGTTATTTGTTACTTGGATTGAGGCAAGAACTTTATATGTACCGGCAAGGTCAAAATTGATGCGGCTTTGATTGGAGACTGTGATACCTCGGCTTTCGAGGACGGCTCCAAGGCGAACAGCCTGAGCAACGCTAGTGCTGACTAGCGATTGATCAGTCGTATCAATGATGCTGGCGTATAGCGCCAAGACACCACCAGGCCCCTGTGGTCCCAAGTCGTCAATCTGCACCACCGCCGCTGGGCTTGGTGCCGTAACGACAACTACGCCGTCTCCATCAGTTACAACAACTGTTTGAGTTGCTTCAGTGATGGATACAGAAGTCATGGCGCTGTGTAACCTTCAGAGACAAAGACGATGCCTTCCAAATAGTATTCGCGCAAGCCGCTTGGGTTCTCAAGCAACACGTCATAATAAGCCTCGTCTGGGAATGAGGCAGTCTGCGTATCCGTTAGCAGGATTTTGATTGTGCCATTTGCTCTGTTGACATAAGTGACAGAGAAATCAGCATATTTGGTGGTACGGGCTTGATTCCAGACTTGCGCATACGCCGTCCAGCTAGTCAAGTTGATGCCAGTATCGGTTGAATCCTTGAATTGCAACTGCAGGTCATAATCCGCCCGCCTTTGCACGGTGATATTGTGCTGGCCCGGTTGAACAGACATTACAGCTTGTAGGCAACAACAGTACCGCTGGTCAGCGTGATGCTGGTGATGACGCCCTCGAACTCGCAGCCGGCCTTGAAGGGAATTGCGGAGAGCGTATTACCCGTCCAATCCTGAGCGGTCATACTGGCGATCACTGAATCTTCTAGCGCAAATACTTTGCCAAAGCGGCCAGTATGCGCGACGGTGTCATCAATGAACTCAGCACCGGGGTAGGCGTAACCCATAATCAGCTCCGCTTAATGGCAACATTGCCTGGTCCACTTATTCTAAGGCCTGTCAGATAGCGCTCCATGATCGGCGGCACCTTGTCAGCACCAACAGCGCCATAGCCAAGGTTGGGCGTCACATCAAGACTGCCAATTTTGACGTTCTTGTAATCTTCTAGGCCGCTGAGGCCAAGACCATCTGGATTGTTGTGCAGGTAGGTGGCTAGCACCACTTGTGCGTATTGGATCTGCGTTGGAATTTCTGTGTCAGTGAAATAATCAGTAGTAATCCGAAACGGGAATCCAACCGCATAGGTATTGATGTAGGTGTCTGGCTTGCGCACACCAGTACGAGGCCACTGCAATGCCTGCGTGTCAGTAGCTCGCGCACCAAGAAAGCGTTCACGATCTAGCCGCTGCGTTGCGGTAAACAGTGCGCGGTTCTTTTGGTCAGTTGTAGCTGATGCCCATGCAGTTACATCAGCATCTTGGACAAATCCGTCAATGATCGCTTGCGCTTCCGCTAGCGTCAGATACGAGTTTGCGTCTGCGGCCCCTGGCGTGGCCACGATTGTGATTGCCATCGTCAGGCTCCGTTGGTATCAGTTTAGGCTCTGCAATAGAAAGAGAGGCCACCTCCGTAGAGGCAGCCTCACGCTCACGCAGTCGCCGGAAAGCGAACAGCCCCATCAGATGCGCTTAAGCAGCACGGTGACGATCACACCAGCCAATGCGGTGGTCGTGCCAGTGACATCCAGAGACAGGCGGTCGCCGGCCTCAAGCGTCAGGTTGGCGGTGGTGCTGGTCAGCTCACCAGAATCGGCTGCATCGAACTTCTGCTCAGTGAGAGCAGTGCCCTTGAAGTCGATCTTGGTAGAGCCAAGTAGGTCATCGCCAGCAGTAGCGGCTTCAGTGCCTTGGCAACGACGAATCGTGCCGGTGACAGCAGAGCCGTCGCTGCCTGCAACCGCGTGGATTTCGCGGATGCTGACCACTTCGCACTTCACCGGAGCGGTGAAGAACTGAACATCAGCCACCGAAGAGGCGACGTAATGATCAGCAACGATGTACTGCTCGGTGCTCAGTTCAAACTGGGAAGGTTGTGCCATGGTTAGTTACCTCAATCGAAGTTAGAGGTGTTTGTAGCCCGCACGATCCCAAGGTTCTTGAGTTCGTACACCTTCGACCAGTTGCTAACTGTTGCCAGTTGAGCGCGGGTCGGGTTAGAGGTCGTCACACCCCACTTAGCGCCAACCGGATGGTAGCAGTAGTGCAGGTCGATCGACATGGCATCGCTCTTGGCGAGGATGTCACGGTCGGTTTCAGTCTGCATTCCCATCTGCTCACCAGAGGCAACAGCGCCTTGGGTGAAGAAATAGGTTGCGTACTCGGTGGTGCTGCCGCTGCCTTCGGTTTGCACATCGTCAGAGACAATCACGCGCAGACCCATGTAGGTCGGCACGGAAGCGTCACCGCCGTAAGCGCCAACCAAGCTGCCGCCAGATTGGGTGGTGGTGGTGCCGCGTGCATCAAGGGTGCTGACATAATCAATCGCCTTGCGCTCAACTAGGTCGTAGTAGACCTTGGAGTGCATGGCAACAGCAGCCAGCTTGTCGCCTTGATCACCCAGCAGGCTGCGGGCTTCCGCAACGTGACGGGGGCTCAGCACAGTCGGGGTGTCGCCAGACTCGCCATCGATGGTCAGACCAAAGAAGGCAGCAGACGAGCTAGTGGTGCCGAGGGTGCCGAAAACACCAGCAAGGGAAGACAGCAGATCCTTCTGACGCTGGTTGGCAACGTAATCAGCGATCTTGGCGCCGATGGCAGCCATGGGGTCGCTACCAGCAGCCAGAGCTGCAAGGTCGCGGGCCTCAAAGGCGCGGCCACGGTGCAGGATCACGCCGACTTGCTTGTCAGCAGTAATTTTGCCGGGCGTCAGCGAGGTGCTGTCAGTCAGCACTTCAAAGTCGCCAGACAGGTTGGCCTTCCAGAAAGGCACGTTAATGAAATCACCACCCTCGGTTGCATTAAGCTCCGCCATGGGCTGCACCACACCGGATGCCAGGAAGGCATCACGTTGAGTGGTTTGCTCAATGACGTAAGGCGTAAAAATCTCGGGGATGATGATGTCAGAGCGAAGAGTCGCCATGATTCATCTCGGGGAAATGGTTTACGGTGTGGGCGCAGCCCTTGCACCAGCGCAGCCGGTTGCGGATAGCTTAGCGTCCTGCGGCAGCCTTTAGTCTTTCGTACATATCACGGTCAGTACGGAATAACCGTGACTGTTCGGTCAGGTTGAATGATTCCTGCGCGAATGGGTTTTTAATGCCCAGCGGAACCTCGCCACTGCTGCGACCTGATGGCGCGCCACTGCCTTGTGGCTTGGGTTGCTTTTGCATCCATGCCGGCAGCGACTTGGCCCATTCGCTGACTGGTGTGCGCTGGTAACCATCGACCACTACGACAGTGCCATCAGGGTCGCGTTCGATCTGATCACTGCTCAACTTGGTCTTTAGCACCAAGTCGGGGTCATGGACAATTTCAGCCAATGCAGTCACGGCTGGCGTGACGAGTTCAAGTTCACGGACGCGGGTCTCAAGGTCAGCAATGCGCTGGTCCTTCTGCGCCGTCGCCTCACGGAATTGCTGCTCCAAAGCTTGTCGTGCTTCGGAGTACTTTCCTTGCGATTCAAGTTCAGCTTGCTCGGCACGTCGCTTGAACTCAAGTAGTTCATCGACATCAACGCCATCCGGTAGTTTCTTTGACTTGGCAGCACGCAATTCAGCAATCAGCTCTTGGTTCTTGCGTTCCAATGCTTCAACACTGCGTTGCAGCGCTTCGGTGTTACCCCCGGTAGCCGCAGGCTCCTGGGTTTGTGTTTCGTCAGACATGGATAAGCCGCAGGCTTAATTACGCTGTCATCGTAATGGCGCGGCACGATTGTGTCAAAGCGTGAGTGGGACACCCCTGTCCGTCAACCATGGAATCAACTGATCAAGCAATGCCTCAATGCGATTGATCGCCATGAGGAGCTGTACCGCAAAACTGATAATGGCTGGCACGCTGCCAAAGCACAAGACTTGCGGTGGTATATCTCTGAACTAAAGACCTGGATCCACGCGCAGGAGCGCTCTACCACTTCACCTTATCCGCCCAGTAAGCAGCACTGAGCTTGCCTTTAGCTATGTTGGCAGCGTGCCTGGCCTTGAACGATGCCCTTCTGGCTTTGTCTGCTGCCGATTCTCCTTTTCGTGCTGGTGAGCCAGATACGCCCTGCTGGCCAAAACGGATAAGTTTCACCGTCTCGCCTTCTTTGGCAAGAACGGCGTGGGACTTGTTTGGGTTGTTAGGCGTCCGCTTGGGCTTGTTATAACCTTCAAACTGCTCGCCGCGATAGTTGATCATTTGCGCTTGGGTTTCTTGGCAGTTTTAGCCGCAGCCTTAAACGCAGCGGCAGTGGGACGGCCAGCTTCGCCCTTGCGTGCCATGCGTTCGTTGCTGCCAGCTTCAATGCGCTTGCGCTTGGCTGCAATGTTGGCGTAGAGGCCAGGTTTCTTAGCCATCACTTTTTACCCTTTGGCTTGCGTGACTTTCCGGCTTTTGACAGCGCGATTGCGATTGCTTGCTTTTGCGGTTTGCCCGCCTTCATCTCCGCCTTGATGTTGGCTGAGATCACACCCTGCGACTTTCCTTTCTTCAACGGCATGACGCCACCTGCTGGGTTCACCCAGTTTAAGCAGGTCTGGCGATGCCCAAAACTGCGTGCCATCTTCACGTTGGCATAGCACGGCATTAACCCACGCCTCACCAATCAACGCTTCTACCGGATCGCTAATGATCAGGCCGTTGACAAAATGCCGAAGGTTAGGCAGGTCCATATCGTTTGCGGAGCTGCTCTAAGGTTACCTCTGCGCCATCATCACGCACAAGCTTTGCAATGGCAGCATCGGGGCCGTACTTATCCGCCAATCTACGGAAGTAGGGCGCCTTGCTGCCTAATGCCTGCTGTTGACGCGCCAGCACGTCTGCATTGGTTTCACCTGGCATCTTGTCTTTAAGCCATTTGCCGTATGTGGTGTTGATCGGCACTTGGCCATCTTTACTGGCGCGGGTTGCGGTGGTGGATGGCGGCAGGATGTCAGGGTCGATGATTGGTACGGTTGTCGAGCGGCAGTTGAAATGCTGCGGCGGTGTTGGCCCCTTGCCGTATTCAAACTCTTTGCCATCTAACGCGCGGCAGATGGCGCTAGTCCGCGTGTCCAGCGTGGCGACATAGCGATACTTCTTGGTAATATCTTGATTGGCCTCGTACACCTGCTGGCTGGCGGTATTGGCCACTTGGTTGATGCTGGTGCGAACTAGCGTGATGATCTGATTATCAGCAACGGCTGTCGCTTGCCCGCCTGCTGCTACCAGTTGCCGGACAGTTTTAGCTTGCTCGCCAAATTGCAGGCTACCAATCAACCGCTTGGCAATATCTGGTGTTGGCTCACCTGTCAGCAACCCTTGCCGTACCACTTGGCTGAAACGCTCAGCTTGGTCAACGGCAACACCACGAAATGCCTTTGTGATGACCTCGCCATTGGGCAGCGTGATCGTCGCGCCCTGTGCTGCAGTAAGACTGAATGTCTGCGGTGCGCCTTGCACTGCTGCAAACAGGTCATCGCTTAATGCGACCACATTGAGCTGCGTCGGATCGGTGGTGACCACACTCTGCGCAAACTGCGGGCTGATTTCAACGGTACGCACCGCATCACGACTGCCGGCTGGCAATGCACGGCGCAACTGCTCGGTGACAAACTCCGACTGCAGCTCCGCCAACCCTTGCAGCTCCACTGCGGTCAGCTCGGTTGCATCACCAGCCCAAGTGCTAAGGCTGTCTTTAAGCTGCGCCAAGATGCCGCGCAACCTAGCTGCTTTCACTGGTGCGGCTAGATCATCAATGGCCCGCAGTTGATTGGTTGCGTCAATGATGATGTCGTTATACGCATTGATCACACGCCTAGCCACGCTATTGCTATACCTGTTAAGGTCAATCGCATTGCGGTATAGCGACGCTGGTGTGCTCATTGGATGATGCCTAAATCAGCAGCGGCATATCCGGAGCGGATGCTGACATTAGCGCCGCTTTGCAGTGCGCTGCTAACAATTGTGGCAAATGCTTCATAGCCGTTTTGCCCATCTTCCATTAGCACCATTTCGTCTACCTCATCTGGCTTGCCATCGACGTACCAGCTAACGCGCACGATTGCCAAGATCTCATCTGGCAATGCACTGACGTGATAATCAAGCTCTTGCTTCCGTGGCTTCTTCGGTTCGATCATCACTGCTAAGTCGATTAGCCAACTGATCAGGCTGTCCAGCAGGTTGTACATCCATTCCCGCATTAGCCGTAGCCTCCAGTTCTTCCTCGACATCAAAGTCATCGCCCAGCACCTCGCCATCAGACAATTGCTGCAGCAGGGTTTCCTGGGTGATGGTTCCTGCAGTGTAAAGCTGGAGCAGGCTGCTGATCTCCTGCGGTTCAAGCCTGGTGCCCATGAAGTCACGATTAACGCGGCAACTACCGGCAGCTTCGTTTTGACCGAGGTACTGCGCATGGAATTGCAGGCAGTTGTCGATCATGTCCTGCATGTTCTGCGCAATCACCATCATGGTGCTGTCGCCTTGGCTGCGGTTAATGCGCTTGGCTTCTGCGGTTTCAGCGGTCAGCTTTTGGCCGAGCACTGCCGATAGGCCAAGTTCATTGATCTGCATTGCAAGCGCTTCAAGCCGCTTGAACTGGTATTCATAGCTGGTGCCACCGGGTTCGATGTACTCAGCGCGGCCTTCGGCAGGAAATGCAATAGCTTCGCCGGGGCCAGCGGATACCTCCTCAGCACTACTGGGGAAACCATAAAACGCCAGCATCGGCACTGCCGAGATGTGCAGTTGATTGTCAAGGTCTGATTGAATCTGATAGGTCTTTAGGTTCAACTCGGCAATATCCTCCAGCGGTGGCCGTGACTCCATAAAGCCAATGCGGTTGGAGTAGGCAATGCTGAATGGGATTTCGCTCAGGCTGGTGCGACCCTCGTCAACAATTTGAAAGTCGCCCTTGTCGCCCTTTTGGTGGATCTGGTACTCACCTGGCGTCAGTACCCGCACCTGCTGCACCACCTTCTCGCCATACAAACCATCAGGCACGCTGGCCAGCTCTTGCAGCCTGAGCATGGTCAGTTGCTGTTTGCCTTCGTTGGTTTCAGTGCGCCAGCCAAGGATTTGGCGTGGGGTGTAATTCACCCAATAGGGTCTACCCCCATCAGCCGGTGCATCCACCAATGTACCAATGTGGCCATAACGGACCATCTTGCGCGCGGTTTCGTAGGTCCAGACGTTGAGGTCATTGCCATTTAGGTCAACATCAAACAACTGCTCAGTGATGGTGTTGCTGGTATCAACCAACCGCACCGGCTTGCGCGTCAACATGCCAGCTAGCAACCGCTCCAAACGCTGGTAATACGGCGGGCAAACGCTGCGTGCTAGACGGTTGTCGTAGGACTCATCCAGCTCGCGGGGCTCCTGCGGCAGGTAGCGGCGATGCTTTTGCCGCATCCCGAAGGTGCCCTGCAACAAGTCTTCAATCAGAATCCAATGCGCCTCTTGCGCATACCATGCAGTATTGGGGTCCTGTACACGGGTGACCTTACGCTCAGCCGTAGGGCGGTCGTAGTAATTGAAACCCGTGTACATGTGACCCCGT